ATGATAGTGAAAAACAAAAAACATTCAAAAAAGTATTTGGATATTTTGATAAAGGTGTTTTCACTATGATGACAAATAAATTTAAACAATTATTTGAGACATACACTCTATCTGATGAGTTGATAAAAGAATATCTGATTGAAGCTAGTAATTCTGTTGCGGGAAATTTAGATGATGGTCCTTCAACATTTCATAAAGATTATGCTGAATATGTAAAAGTATCAAAAGAATGGTTAGACTCTATATATGAAGACGCTGGATGGGCAGTTTTAGATTTTATGATAAGAGATGGTGCTAAGAACTCTATAAAAGATGCATATAAATCTGTACCATTGACTTATTTAGATCATGGTCAAGAAAAGGGTTCTAATCTTGCTGTAGAAAAATATAAAAGTTGGATGGATGAAGTAATAAAACCTTTAGGATGGGATGTTGTAAGTTGGATGGGTACTGATGCTGCTATAGATAATCTTATTGGAAGTGTGTTTGCAGCTGGTGCTAATGCAACAGAATACCTACCAAATGAATTTCAAGTAGTAGAAACATTTTCTAAAGATTGGTGGAAGAAAGAATTATTATTAGAGGGTGGTGCTTATGGGCATTTGAATCATCCATTTGATAATAAAAATTTAACATTTTCAGATTTTAAAACACTAATTATTAATACACTTCAAGGTAATCTTGATAAAGAAGGTCCTGTTACAGAAAAGACTGATGGACAGAATATAATGATTAGTTGGAAGAATGGAAAATTAGTTGCAGCTAGAAACAAAGGACATATAAAGAATTTTGGTGCTAATAGTTTAGACATAAGTGGTATAAGAAATATGTTTTCTGGTAGAGGAGACATAGAAAAAGCATTTGTATCTGCTATGACAGATTTACAAAAAGCACTAAATGGGCTAAGTAAAAAACAAAAAGACAAAATATTTGCTGAAGGTAAAAAGTTTATGTCATTAGAAGTGATGTACCCAGCAACTTCAAATGTCATACCTTATGATAAATCATTATTACAATTTCACGGAACTATTGAGTATGATTCTGCTGGTTCTCCAATCGGAGAAGATAGAGGAAGTGCTAGAATGTTAGCTGGTATGATAAAACAGATAAATCAAGATGTACAAAGAACATATAGTATCACAAAACCATTTATTACACAATTGCCAGTAGTAAAGAATTTTGCTCAAAGACAAAGTTACTTTTTAGGTAAACTACAAAAACTACAAAACATCTACAAACTTACAGACAGTGCTACATTAGGTGATTATCATCAAGCATATTGGATGGAGTATATTTATAATGGTGCTAAAAATACAGATTATCCAAATCCATCAAATGATGTTCTTATGAAACTAACTAAGAGATGGGCATTTTTTGATAAGTCTTATAAAGTTCCAATGATTAAAAAAGATTTAAAGGAGTATCCAAAGTTTTTAGATTGGGTTCTATCAACTGATAAAATGGATCACGCTAAGTTACAAAAGAAACATATCAGAGATTGGGAAGTTCTTTTCTTTGAATTGGGTGCTGAAATCCTAAAAAATATGAGTGACTTCATAGCAGCTAATCCAACTAAAGCAGCTCAGCAAATTCGTAAGGATTTAGTTAAGGCTATAAACAAAGTAAAAAAATCAACAGACCCAAAAGTATTGAGTACATTGAAAACTCAATTAGATAGACTTAATGCTATTGGTGGTTTGAAATCAGTTGTTCCGTCAGAAGGAATTACTTTTGTGTTCAAAGGAAAGTTATATAAATATACTGGCGCTTTTGCTCCAGCTAACCAAATCTTAGGTATGTTAAAATTCGTATAGGAGTTATAATGGGATATAGTAAAGAAACAGAAAGACAAAATGATGCTCTAAGAGATGCTTTATCTGGCAGAGAGCATGTAAAGAATTATGTTCAAGTAGGATATGAGGGTAAACAAAAACCTAAAGGTGATGTTATTCCTAAAATGACAGAGATAATGAAAGATGTTAGAATGCCATTATTCTGTCCTAAGTGTGATGTAGTGATGAAGAAAAGACTAGACACTAAAATGTGGAATTTATTCAATCATTGTTTTGATTGTCAAGTAGAAATAGAACATAAATTAAAATTAGAAGGTAAATTTGATGAATGGGCTAATGAAAAGATAAGACAAAATAAGATAGCAATCATCAAAGAATCATTACAGCAATTAGAAGAATTCAAAACTATGAAAGCGCCAGAGTGGTTAAATAATGTAGGTGTAAATTATCCTGAACTTGAAAAAGAAAAATGGGAAGGTGGAACTGAAAAAATGGTTGCTGAAGCAACAGAGGCAATAGAAAAATTGACAGAACAATTAGAACAATTGGAGAACGAATAATGAAGTTATGGAAAATAATATTAGGATTTATTGGAGCTGTAGGTGCTTTGTTTGCTGTAAATAAAGCAAAGAGTGAGGAAGTAAAAAAACTCAAAAAAGTCATTGACGCCAATAAGAAAGAAGAAAAGAAAGTTGAAAAACAAATCAAAGAATTAGAAACAGCAAAAAAATCTTCTAAAAAAGAGATTGGTAGTATGAAAAGAAAACTTACTATATCAAAAAAGAAAACTAAACAGATGGAAGAAGTTTACGATAATGATGAAGTAGAATCAGCAGAAGACTTTTTACGAAAGTTTGCTAAAAGTAAATGAGACTATCTATGAAAATATTAAAATACTTTCTTATATCATTTTTCGTTCTATCTTTGGTAGATGGACAAAGCATAAAGAAAGATGGAAAAGTAGTCACTACTTTTACACAAGAACAAGCATTAGAAATGTTAAAAGCACGTGATGCTCAATGGGAAGAAAAGATAGCTAAAGCTAATACATTGATAGAATTTCAGAAGATAACTATTAGTAAATCTGATTCTGTTATTATTGAATTAGAGGAACAAGCAAAATTAGATACTTTGATGCTATTAGCACAGAGAAAACAAATTGATTTATTAAAAGCACGTGATGTTGCTAATGAGAAGATGGTAGAGTTGGTTGAACCAAAATGGTATGAGAATCAATACCTTTGGTTAGGAATAGGATTTATTTTAGGGAAAATATAATGAAACCAAAAGTACTAAAAGAAGTAATTAAAAAAGAATATGTGAAGTCTGCTCAAGACCCAATTTACTTTTTAAAAAAGTACTGTGTAGTTCAGCATCCAATGAAAGGTAAAGTACCTTTTCACCTATATGACTTTCAAGAAAAAGCACTAAAGACTTTTGAAGATAATAGATTAAATGTTATTTTGAAAGCTAGACAACTAGGATTATCTACATTATCAGCTGGATACTCATTGTGGATGATGACATTTCACAGTGATAAAAACATTTTAGTTATTGCCACTAAACAAGATACTGCTAAAAACTTAGTAACTAAGGTAAGGGTAATGCACGCCAACTTACCTTCTTGGTTGAAACAGAATTGTGTTGAGGATAATAAACTATCGTTACGGTATAAAAATGGTTCTCAAATAAAAGCAGTTGCGAGTGGCGAGGAAGCTGGTAGGTCAGAAGCTCTATCACTTCTAATACTTGATGAGGCTGCTTTCATTGATAAGATTGAACCAATATGGGCTGCTGCTTCACAAACACTATCTACTGGTGGACAATGTATAGCATTATCTACACCTAATGGTGTTGGTAATTGGTTTCATAAGACTTGGGTTGGTGCAGAAGATGGTTCAAATGATTGGAATTTTATAAAATTACATTGGAGCTTACATCCTGATAGAGATGAGGAGTGGAGAAAAGACCAAGATAAATTATTAGGTCCTTCATTAGCTGCTCAAGAATGTGATTGTGATTTCATTACCTCAGGCCAGACTGTTATTGATGGTGTTACATTGGAAGAGTATAGAGAAAAACATTGTAATGATCCGTTAGAGAAAAGAGGAGTCGATAGTAACCTTTGGGTATGGCAACCACCAAATTATACAAATGATTATGTAGTATCTGCTGATGTTGGTAGAGGAGATAGTGCTGATTATTCTGCATTTCATATTATGGAAGTAGAGACTATGGAACAAGTTGCTGAATATAAAGGTAAAATTTCTACAAAAGATTTTGGTAACTTATTAGTAAATGTATCAACAGAATACAATAATGCTTTGTTAGTTATAGAAAACAATAATATTGGTTGGGCAACAATCCAACAAGTAATAGATAGGGATTATCCTAATCTATTTTATACAAGTAAAGATTTACAATATGTAGACACAGAACATCAGATAAACAATAGATACAGGACACAAGATAGAAATATGGTTCCTGGTTTTTCAATGACAATGAAAACAAGACCTTTAGTAATTGCTAAATTAGAAGAATACTTTAGAGAAAAGTCAGTAATTGTCCGTTCAAATCGATTAATTGATGAGTTGTTTGTATTTATATATAATAACAATAAAGCCGAAGCTATGCAGGGTTACAATGATGACTTGGTAATGAGTTTCGCTATATGTTTATGGGTAAGGGATACTGCTCTTAGATTGAGACAAGAAGGTATAGACTTACAGAAAAAAACATTGAGTGGCGTGGCAACACAAATGTTACCACAAAGTTCCAATCAAGTAGATGACGCAAATTGGGAATGGACGCCCGATGGAAAAGTAAAAGAATCATTAGAATGGCTTATTAAATAAGAGGTAAAACTATGGCAGACACAACATTAACTGGTAGACTAAAAAGACTATTTTCAGGTAGTACTATCGTAAGAAACATTGGTGGTAGAAAACTAAAAGTAGTAGATACTAGTAAAGTACAACATGGTCCTACAAATTCACTTGTAGATAGGTTCCAAAAGATTCATTCTAATATGGCTAATCATCCATATAATGAACTTTTGCAAGTACAGCAACTACGATTAGGATTATTCAGAGACTACGAATCCATGGATTCAGACTCAATTGTTGCTTCAGCATTAGATATTTACTCTGATGAATCTACTATGAAAAATGAATATGGTAAAATTTTAGGTATACGAACTGATAATGATCAAATACACGATATTTTACATAATCTTTTTTATGATATTATAAATATAGAATTCAATTTATGGCCTTGGGTTCGTAATATGGTAAAGTATGGTGATTTCTTTCTGAAGTTAGATATAACTGAAAAGTATGGTATTACGAATGTACAGCCTATGTCAACATATGACATTTCTAGATTAGAAGGACACGATCCAGCAAATCCACAAATGGTTCAGTTTGAATATATACCACAACAAGGAAGTGGTCATGTGGGTGCTAGACACTCAAATAGGGGTAGGGAGTCTACTCTTTTAGAAAATTATGAAGTTGCACATTTTAGATTGCTATCAGATGCTAACTTTGTACCTTATGGACGCTCTATTCTTGAGGGTGGTAGAAAGGTTTGGAAACAATTAACTCTTATGGAAGATGCTATGTTGATTCATAGAATAATGAGAGCTCCTGAAAAAAGAATATTTAAATTAGATATTGGAAACATACCACCAGCCGAAGTTGATAATTACATGCAACAGGTAATTAACAAAATGAAAAAAGCACCTGTAATGGATGAGAAAACTGGTGAGTATAATCTTCGTTACAATATCCAAAACCTTACAGAAGATTTCTTTTTACCTGTAAGAGGTGGAGATAGTGGAACTAATATAGAATCTTTGCCTGGTTTACAATATGAAGCTACTGAAGATGTTGAATATCTAAAAAATAAATTGTTAGCTGCACTTCATGTTCCAAAGGCTTTCTTAGGATACGAAGAGGGATTAGGTTCTAAAGCTACATTGGCTGCTGAGGATGTAAGGTTTGCTAGAACAATTGAAAGAATACAAAGAATATTAGTTAGTGAATTACAAAAAATTGCTGTAGTACATCTTTATTCACAAGGGTTTAGGGATCAAGAGCTTGTAAACTTTGATTTAGAACTTACTAATCCATCTACAATTTATGAACAAGAAAAGATTGAATTGTGGAATAATAAGGCTTCATTAGCTGACTCTATGATGAGAGATGGTTTGGTATCTTCCGAGTGGATTTACAAAAATGTATTCAATTTTACAGATGAACAGATAAAAGAACAAGATGACCAAATAACATTTGATTACAAAACTAAATTTAGAAGACAGCAAATAGAATCTGAAGGTAACGATCCAGCAAAAAGTGGACAATCACAAGGTACACCATCAGATATGGCTATGGGTAGAACAGGTCATGAGTTAGAAGATGAGGGTGGTTCAGAAGAAGGTGGCCAGCCAGGTGCTGGAAGACCTAAAGAAGCTGATAAATATGCTCAAGATAGTGGTGCTAGAGGCAGAGACCCACTGGGTTCGCATGATATGGGTAAAGCATATAGTACAAAATCACTGGCAAAATACGAAAATATGTTGAATCACTTAGGTGAAAGTGGTAAACAGCTACTTAGCGAAAGTGGTGAATTAGAAAATGAATATAAAAGCGAAGTCACTTCGTTAAATACTAAGAAAAAATAACTTCTTATATATTTATATAAGAGAAATAAACGATTGGAGTTCGTCAATGAGTAATAAAATAAAACACTCAAAGGTAAGGAACACAGGTATCCTTTTTGAGTTAATAACCAGACAAATAACAGCAGATATTATCGAAAATAAAGATGGTTTGGCTGTTGGACTATTGAAGAAGTACTTCTCACCTAACACACAGTTAGGAAAGGAGTATGAATTGTACAAAGTATTAACTACTGAGAACTATAAATCTGAAAATAAGGCTAATCATTTGATTGATGCTGTATTAAAGACATACAATAAGATAAATCGTTCCCAGCTTCGTCGTGAAAAATATAACTTAGTTAGTGAAATAAAGAACTCATATAGTGTAGACCAATTCTTTATGGCTAGAATCCCTAACTATAAAGTATATGCTTCTATTTATAAATTATTTGAGTCTCTAACCACTACTGATCCTTCTACTGAAACTAATTCTAAGTTTACTATAATAGAATCAATTACAAAAAAGAAGAGAAAACATCTAAAGACTGAATCAAAAACTTTAGAAACTTATAAAAAATCAGAAAAAGATTTGAGACTACTTACATATCAAGTATTAGTTGAAAAATTTAATAAAAAATACAAAACACTTAGTGAACAACAAAAAGGTCTGTTGAGAAAATATATCAATAATATCTCAAATACAAACCAACTAAAAGAATTTGTAGAAAAAGAATCTATAAAAGTCAAAAAACAGCTCCAATCGTTTTTACCTAATATAGATGATGAAGTTACATCCATAAAATTGAAAGAGGCTATCAAACAATCTGATAAGCTACTAAAGGGTAGGATTGTAGAGGATAATCAAGTTATTACTCTTATGAGGTACTATCAATTATTAAAGGAGTTGAAGGATGTCACTGGAAAATAAACTAAGAGCGCGAGTTCAAGAAATGCTAATCGATGAGGTTAGTTCATTAGAAGAAGCTTCTACAAGTGCTAATGTGCCTGGCTATCAAACGCCATATGCATTCAGTAAAAAGAAAAAAGGTCATGAAGATCCAGAAGTTGCTGGATACAAAAAAGTAAATGAGGGTAAATATCATAACTATAGGAATGATGAAACCCTCACACCAAAGCAAAAGATTGGTCGTTCAATGAGAGAAGTTAGGAATTCCCTAACAGAACTGAGTAAACTCATTGATATGAATGTACGATTGAAGAAAGAGATGAATGTAAACTCAGGTTCATATTGGAAAAATACACATAAGGCTTTACATAAAATAAGTGAGAGGTTAGTAAAACTAGCAAACAAAGTAGGACAATTACAGTAATTGTCTCTGATATGGCCTTCGAGGACAAAAAGAAATCCTATATGGATACTCTTTTTAGTATTTCGACTTTGCTAAAAAGATGGCAGGTTGAGATACAAAAGAAGGATGTAGACAAAAATTATATGTTAAGGAGACTTGGACAATGGATA